AAGTGTTGGAACAGCGTGATGTTGTGACAACAGTTATTGAAATTGCGCCTCAACAGAGTGACTCTGGTGCGGAAGCGACCGAAGCGGAAATTCTCGCGGCTCTTGAGCAACGTGAACTTCTCAAACTCCTTGACAAACGACTTAAAGGTTAAATCATGTCACAAGTTATCCTCGAAAAATTGGATGCCATCGAAGCTAAACAAGCTGAAGGCATCTCGGCTGTAGAAGCCAAAATCCCTGCTGCTGTTGAAGCTGTCAAAGCTGAAATGCAAGAAATGGTGTCTGCTCTGGAAGCCAAAGTTGCTTCTATCCAAATGCCTGAGTTCATCCGCACACCCGCTAAAACTGTTCGCCAAGATGTGAACCGTTCTGTCAAAGAGCAACTGGCTACCTTCTACAAAGGCAACAACCGTTTGGAAAAAGAACTGCAAATCTTTGCAGACGAAGCCCAGATGGATGCGTACCTGAAAGAAGCCTCTGCTCTGACCGCTGGCGGTGATGGCAAAGGTGGTCGTACTGGCTACGATCCAGTGTTTGCTGCTCTGCGTTTGGCTAACCCCATGCGTGGTCTGTCGCGCACTGTGGCTACCGATGGTTCTAGCTATCAGTTCCGTGTCAAAACTGGCAACGCTGGTGTGGCTTGGGGCTATGCAATCCAGAACAACGGTGCAACCACAACTGAAGACACAAGCATCTGGCAGTTGGTTCTGCAAGACCTGAACGTGCAGTTCCCAATCCGTACTGCTGCTTTGGATGACATTGACGGTCTGGAAGCCAACGTGGTTGATGACATGCTGGCTGAGTTCGCTCAAGCTGAAGCCCTGTCGATGATTCAAAACAACGACCAAGTTGCTCAAGGTGCTGGCAACCCTTACGGTGGTACTAACGGTCTGCGTGGTCTGGATCAGTACGCTGGTGCTGCTGCTACCTACGCTGGTGGTACTTCTACTGCTGCTGCTTTCGGCACTTCTGGTACTGGCTCTACAAGCGGTCTGCATTCGCTGGCTACTTACGACCAGATCACTACCAACGCCAACACTGTGGGTGCTAATAATATCCAATACAAAGACGTTATTAATACTATTTATGCACTTCCTCAGCAGTATTGGACCCCTAACACCAAGTTTATGGTTAGCCCAATCTTGGCTCAAGCAATCCGTGGTCTGCAAGACACCAACGGTCGTCCTATCTTCAACTCTACTGAGTCGTTGAACCCCGATGGCATCATTGGTCAAATGCTCGGCTTTGATGTGGTGATGAACCGTTACTTGGACACTCCAAGCCAAACTACAACTGGCACTGCTGGCACAACCAGCCAGTACCCAATGTACTTTGGTGACTGGAGCCGTGGTCACACCATTATTGATCGTTTGAACATGGTCATGCGCCGCTACGACCAGACGTTGCCCGGAAGTATTACTTTTTTTGGAGAAAAGAGACTTTCGACCAGTGTTCGCGACCCGAATGCCCTTGTGCGTTATCGCTCGACAGGTACAGCTACCTGATAAATCGGAGGGGCGTAAATGCCCCTCCTTTTTGTGCCAATAATTTAGGAACTGTTATGACCATTACCGAACGCATCCTGTCTGGAATTAAGCAAACATTAGAAACTGGCGATCAAGTCAAAATCGACTTGCGCGAGGCATCTGCTATCACAGGCTCTGGTGACGGGGTTGGTGGTCGCACTTTCTTTGACAACGCATTTGCTGCACTGCGTTTTGCAAACCCAATTCGTGAGATGTCGCGTGTAATCCCTGCATCTGGCTCAAGCGTACAGTTTGTTGCCAAGACAGGTAATGCGGCAAACTCAACAAACCCGTTTGGATATACGTTTACGCCTGACAGCGGTTCGCCAAACATCAACACATCTATTTGGCAATTGCCCACTCGCGTCATTACTGCTCAACTGCCTGTTCGTTCAGCGGTTATGTCGGATGTGAACTACCTGAACGAAACACTTGTTGAAGATTTGATGCTTGAGTTTGCAAGTATTGAAGGCGCTTCAATGGTGCTCAACAATGACCAAGCTGGCTCGACCACTACTGTCAACGGTGGTACAAGCGGTTTGCGTGGCTTGAATATGTACACAAGTGCTGCGGCATCTGCTTTCGGTACAAGTGGCACAGCGATTACCAACGGTATTCACTCAATTGCTACATTTACACAAGCAGCAGCGGCTGTGTCATATGCTGACCTCACAGACATGACTCGTTTGTTCCCGGCTCAATACTGGAATCTTCCCGGCACAGCTTGGATGATGCATCCACAGACAATTCAAGAATTGCGTAATTTGGGTGGTGCAACCACCATTAAGCAGTTTGCTGAAGTTGGTGATGATGATGGCGGCGCTGTAACGCACATCTTTGGATTTCCTGTAATTGCTAACCCGAACATTGAAACAACTGGCGCTGGAAAATTTAACATTTACTTGGCTAACTGGCCTCGTTTTGTGACCATTGCTGACGTTGAAGAAATGACCATACAAGCAATGGAACAAAGCAGCCCCGGCTTTATAACGCTATATGCGGAAAAGCGTTTGGTAAGCACTGTGCGTGACCCGTTTGCTGGCATCCGACTTGTGGGTGTCTAAGCCATGAGCGTAGACAACTATCAATACGCTGCGCCTTTTGGCGCTCAGACGCGCAATCCGTTTAACTACGCAAAGGTTGAACAGATTGACCGTGATAGTGTTACGCCTTGGTTGACGCTTGATGAAATCACGCAACAACTAAACTTGTTTCAAGACGAGAGCCAAGATACATATTTGTCTGCTCTTGAATTGGCTACACGACAAGCAATTGAAGACTACTTAGGGATGTCCATCTTCCCGGTAAGCTATCGGGTTTTTTACGGCTCTGAAAGCCTTGTGGCATCTCCTATCAGTCTTGATTTGCCAGAAGTTAGCCAGAATTTTTACCCAAGTCAGCCGGGTGTAACGATTGACTCAGTTGGATACTGGAACGATGCTTTCCCTCCAGTGTTTACCGCATTGGCTCGGACAAGTTATTACTACGATCCATCTGGCAACAAAGTCATTGTTAACAACTTGCCGACTGATGTTAATTCGGTGATGACTGCGCCAATCAATGTGCTGTACACCACTGTGTCTAACCCGTTGTCTGCTTACCCTGTTATCAAGCAAGCAGGGTTGTTGTTGCTCACGCATTTGTACAACAACCGTTCAAATTCAACAGCCGGTCAACTAAAAGACATTCCTTTTGGCGTGACAACGCTTTTAAGAAATTACAAACCACTCGTCATGTGAGCACTAAATGACTATTGCTCGTTTTGAAAACATCAACATCAACAATTTGACTTTTACTAAGTCGGGATTTGGTGAGTCTGCGACTGTTCAGGCATTGTGGTTTGCGACACGGGCAAAAGTATCTTCTGTGGCAAACAGTCTTAAGATTTCAGAGAAGTACCGTCTGTATCAAGACATGGTTAATTTGACGCTGAACTACACACCAAACACAAAGACAATTGTTGATAATCAGCACTTGTTTTCAATCACATATCGTGGGAAAGATTGGCGTATTGACAGTGCAAGGGAATCTGATGATCGGATGACCGTCATGTTTCTTTGCTATCGTTCTGATCCAGTTACGGCGGTCTAATGGCAGCACAATTAAACCCTGTTGTTTACGGTAAAGCTATCCAGTACCAACTGGCTAACATTGTCACGCCTGTGCCTGTGTATGCGGCTTTTAACCGTAACTTTGCCACACAGCCTAAGTTTATTACTTGGATGCTGCGTAATGTGCATCAGCCTGTATATACAGGGACACAGCAAAGCAACAAAGGCATTGACCGTCCTGTATTTCAGATTTCTATTTTCACTCAACAGATTGAAGATGGTTTTACAATCTCAAATCAGATTCTGCAAGCCTTGCACGGGTACAGTGGAATTTTAGGCAGTCCAGCAGAAGGCTTTTATATTTCTAAAGCTGATGTAATGTGGCTGTACAACAGTTACAACGATGAGGAAAAATTGGGGCAAATCTTTTTAGACTGCACCATTGACATCCCGGCGTAAGACAAGACAATTGTTCAACTTTTAAAGGATACTCAAAATGGCTTTACCAAACAAAGTTCTTCCCGGTTTTACGGCTGCGTTGTACGCACAGCCCGGAGCCACACCTACTCCTTTGACAATTGCTCAGTTGTCCTTGGTCGCTAGTGTTTCTCCATTGGCTGTTAGCGGCAACTTGGTTCCTGTTGAGGCAATTCCTGCTTTCGGCATGGATGACGCTGTAGCTAGTTTCAGCGTGGCTGGTTCGCGTCAATCTGACAAGATTCCTGTTCAGGCTGCTCCAACTTCTTTGACCATCACTGCTGCATGGAACCCTGCTGATACCAACTTGCTGTTGATGCGCGCAGATGCCTATTCTGGCGTGATTGACCGTACTTTTATCATCTCTGCTACCGAGGGTGCAAACATTGTTTATTACGCCTTTAACGGGCGTGTAGGCCAGTTCCAAGTGGATGCTGCACCCGGCGCAGAAGCCAAGGCTACATTTACCATCCATCCTCGTGGCAACCAGTACGGTTGGTCCAACAACGCATAAGGAGTCATCATGGCTATCCCTGCAAAAGTTCTTCCCGGTTTTAGCGCATCGCTGTTTATGCAATCAGCGGCTACGCCAACGCCTTTGACTACAGCCAACCTGTCTGTCTGGTCTGCTCAAGTCGCCACTATTGTTGGCACTTCTGCTGGCGGTACAGGTGCTGCTGGTGTTGCTTTGCCAGTTGAGGCAATCCCTGCCTTTGGTATGGACGATGCGGTTGCAAGTTTTGGTGTTGCTGGTTCTCGTCAAAGCGACAAGATTCCTGTGCAAGCGGCTCCTACAAGTTTGACCATTACGGCTGCTTGGAATCCTGCTGATGCAGCCTTGTTGCAAATTCGTGATGATGCTTACTCTGGTGTTGTTGACCGCACTTTTGTGGTTGCAGCAGTGGAAAGCACAAACACCATTGCTTATGCGTTTAACGGTCGCGTGGGTCAATTCCAGATTGACGCTGCTCCCGGCGCTGAAGCCAAATGTATGTTCACAATTCATCCTCGGGGCAACCAGTTCGGCTGGTCGAACAACTGATGAAAGTCACTGACGCAATCGAAGCAATTGTGACCAGCTACGGCGACATTGATCTTGTTGCCCGTGGTATGGTGGTTGACGCTGGTGAGCTTGCAAAGGCTACAGCCAAACCCGACACAGCCGAAGCAATCGCTTTAGCTTTGCTGAAGAAGTACAACGTGACTGCTTCTGTAGTGGTCATTAAAGAAGTCGCACCAGAAGTACCACCAGACACAACAGAGTAACAAGACATGATAGTAAAAGACAGTAACGATCTTCTAAACTTCCTTGTAGCCCAATCCGATTCATCAAAGAATTGGTTTGGGTTTCAACAACAAAAATTGACTGCCATTAGTCTTGCCCATGAAATAGCGGCTAGACACGCTGACAAGATGACAGCAAATGAAATAGTAAATTTTGTTAGCGAGTTAAACAACGAGCTATATCAAAAAATTATCAAACCGAGAACATGACATGGGTGGCGTTACCATTAAGCTAGAAGGTCTTGGTGACGTTATCAAAGTCTTTGATGAGCTTGCCCAAGAAATTGGCGATAAAAAGGCTCGTAGCAAAATCTTGATCCCTGCGGCAAGGGATGCAATCAAACCAGTTTTAGCTTTAGCCCAACAAAACGCACCAGTGGATACAGGCGCTTTGCAATTGTTGTTGCAAGTTGAAGCCAGAAGACCCACAAGCCGCGACAGACGATCCAAATACATTACGGGCAACGATGCCGTGATTGCTGCTGTCACTACAGCCTCTGGTAAAAAGATGAAGGCCATGAGCGAAGGCAAAGGGCTAGAACGCACTAGAAGGCGCATGATTAAGCTAGGCTCAACCAAAGAACAAGCAGACACTTTTGAAGGCTTTAAAAGTGATGCAAGGGCCATTGCACAAGAGTTTGGCACAGGTAAAATGCCAGCACAGCCATACCTAAGACCAGCGTTAGAGAGTCAATCACAGGAAACCGTGAATAGGTTGGCTGAAGGTTT